CAAATGGTTATACAGATTATGGTAGAGAAAATTTATTAGAAAGACCTGTTTTCAAAGAATTAAAAGATTTTATTGATGATGTGATTGTCCGTTGTCATAAACAAACAGGATTACAGAATGACCCTTCACTTCGTAGCAGTTGGTTTAGTATTAATCGTAAATACACTTACCACGAAGAACACAATCATCTTCCAGACACATGGAGTGGAGTATATTACATACAAGCAGATCAAGATCATCCTGGGCTTACATTAGTAAACCCTAATATGAAATCAAACTGGCCTGGTACATATGGCAGGGCAGAATTAAATGATGTTAACTCATCAAGTGTAACTTGTGCCGCAATTACAGGAAGTTTAATTGTTTTTCCAAGTCATTTGCATCACAAAGTAGAACAACAAACAGTAGATAAAGAAAGAATAATGGTGGCATTTAATTATGGATTCTAAACCTTGGACAGATGTTTTAATTGATTCAAAAGAGTTTACAGTATACAAAGATGGGTATCCAGTAACAGAAGGACACATTCTTTTTGTTCCGAAAGAGGAAAACTGGCAGGGCCTTACTAAATGTTTCGAAGCCGCATACAAATGGGGCTACGATTGGGTTGAACGTGGATATTGTGATGCGTTTAACATTGGACAGAACGTTGGAGAAGCGGCAGGACAAACAGTGTCGCACCCACACGTTCATTTGATTCCTAGACGCACAGGCGATATGGATGATCCACGCGGCGGCGTACGACACGTAATACCTAATAAGGGAAACTACAAGAAAGGAACTTATGTTGAAACAGCAAATGATTGAAGCGGCAAGAAAACATGCCGAAGCAGAAATCCAATTACATAGAACTAACATTAATGTATATATGGAAAAAGTTGTTGGCATTGGAGAGCATTCAGATATTATTGAAACAATTCAAAAAGAACTAGATGCTATGGCAACTGCTGACGATCGTCTCGAAATGTTAAACAAGTATTTTAATGACTAGAACATTATTCATCGGCGATAGTCATGCACATGGATATTACGAAATTGGTAATACTATATCAGCATGGCAAGATAATAATTATGCAGAAATTTATGCCGATGAAAATAATAAGAAGGTTGTAATTTATAGTCAACCAGGCGGTTGTAATAGAAAATACCCTGCCTGGTTAAAATCAATGTTTGATAGATATGATGACATTGATGAAGTGTTTATACAATCAACATACTGGAACAGGTTTTTACTTTCTTGTTCCCGTAACTTAGATCCTGGCGAAACTACTGGAACAGATCTTTATTTAGATAATGATCAACCTAAAGACGATAAAATAGATAGATATACTGATCACCGTGTAACTGAAAATTACATTGAAATGATCGACCAGGTTCGAAAAGAAAATTATGAAGAGTTTAAAGGAATTGCTTTTAATGACATGAAAGTACAAGCAGACTTTGCACCTTTTCATGAAAAGTATATCTATACAAAATTATGGCATGAGTTAGTAACTCCGTTGCAGTACAGAGATTACTGCTTAGATTTATTAGCAATTGATACTATGTGTGCCAAAAGAGATATAAAATGGTATCAATGGTCAATTAACAATCGAGTATTTGTTCCAGACAATATAGAATTATACGGAGATTGGCAAGTTGGCAAAAAAGCAAAGTCATCTGCAGAAGGTTATTTGCAATTAGCAAAAGCAATTAATATAGAAACAGATGAACACAGAGTTGACGGCGAGCATTATACAAAGCAAATACATGAATTAATTGCAAAAGATTACCTAGAATACGTAAAAAATGCTTGACAAAAACCTAAATAAAGTATATAATATAACTAAATTTGGCAATCCACTGCCTTAACATCGGAGAAAAGAATGAGTAAAAGTGAACAGATAAAGGCCCGCTTAGAAGAAGCAAACGTTCGTTATTGGGCAGGCGATAATATTTCAGAAGTCTTACAAGAAGGCGATAAAGAAGAACTGATTGAAGAAGCCGCAAGTGCTTTTGAAAATGTATTAGATAAACTATTAATTGATAGGCATAATGATCCTAACAGTATGGGAACTGGTAAACGTCTTGCAAAGATGTATATCAATGAACTAATGGCAGGACGTTATGATCCAATTCCAAGTGCGACAGCATTTCCAAATGACAGTGCTTCACGTTATGAAGGTATGCTAGTAGTACGTTCTGAACTTACAAGTATGTGTTCACATCATCATCAGATTGTTAGAGGCGTTGCATACATTGGTATCATTGCCGCAGATAAACTAATTGGCTTGTCTAAGTATACACGTATTGCACAATGGTGTGCTGAACGTGGTACATTGCAAGAAGAACTTGCAAATGACATTGCTCGTGAAATACAAAAAGCAACAGGTGCAGAACACTTAGGTGTATATGTACAAGCAACACATGGTTGCGTTGAGAACAGAGGTGTTAAGGCACATAGTAGTCTTACACAAACAACTGTACTAAAAGGTGCGTTCAAAGAAGACGCAGGAACTAAAAAAGAGTTTATGGATAATATTAAACTACAACAAGAGTATGCCTGTGGAAAATAAATTAGCACAACATGAATTTGGTAAAACTGTAGAAAAGAAATTTTACTATAGTGAAATATTCCATAGTATTCAAGGAGAAGGACATTACACAGGAGTTCCGACTGCTTGGATACGTTTCTTTTTATGCAATCTACAATGCAACGGCTTTGGACAAATAGACCCTACAAATCCTGATACATATGAATTACCTTTCCAAGACTTTGATGTATCAAGTGTAAAAAAAGTTGAGGACTTGCCTGTGTGGGATAAAGGTTGTGACTCAAGTTATACTTGGGCAAAGAAGTTTAAAGACTTAATGGGTCAAGAAACTCCTAGTGCTATGGCAAACAAAATTGTTGATATAATGAAAAACGAAAGTAATCCAGAAGGATTATTTTTACATCCTGTTACAGGACAACGACAACATTTGTGTATTACAGGCGGAGAGCCTTTGATGGTAACTGGACAAACAGCAACCGTTGGAATATATGAAGAACTTGAAAGACAAGGTAACTTGCCGGGCAGTATGACATTTGAAACTAATGGTACACAAAAGTTAAGAGATCCATTTAAGGAATGGGTTAATAGGATAGACACAGAAGTATTTTTTAGTTGTAGTCCTAAACTATTTACAGTATCAGGTGAGAAAAGAGAAAAAGCAATTAAGCCTGAGAATGTAGCAGAGTACAGAGAACTTTCTGATAAAGGACAACTAAAGTTTGTAGTAGGTCCAGAAGATAGAGAGTGGGAAGAAATGGAAGAAGTAATTAAACTTTTCAAAGCAGAAGGTGTTGACTGGCCTATATGGGTTATGCCAACAGGTGCTAGAGAAGAAGAACAGATAGCAGGTGCAGGTAAAGTTGCTGAAAAAGCATTTAAACGTGGTTATAATGTTGCGGCTAGAGTACATGTATACTTGTTTGGTAATGCGATAGGAACTTAATATGTGGAATCTTATAAAAGACTTATTTAAAAAGAAGCAGGTTAAAGAACCTTTTTATCATCCTTATCCGGTTGATGAACTTCATAGTATTCAAGAATATAAAAATGAACAACACGAAAAAGCAATGAAGGCTGAAATAAAGAAAGATCCTTCAGATGCAATTAGAAAGGCAGGATGGTAATATATGTTAGATAAAATGAAAAAAGCGTTGGGTATGAAAACTGAAAAGGTAAAAGTACTTTCTGCAGAAGAAGAACGCAGAGCTATTCTTGAAAAAGAAAAAGCACAAGCAACTAAAGATAAGAAGCCTTGGGTAGCAGTACTAGATACACAAGTGAATCCAGACAACATTAAGAACGGTTTCTTTGAGCTCGATTGGAATAATGAGTTTATTGAACAACTTATTGATGCAGGATACACAGGCGAAGAGCCTGAGCATATTGTTGATCAATGGTTTAGAACTATTGCTACACAGATGTTAGATGAAGAAGGCGAAAGTACTGATCGAGGTATGGGGTATATTAATACTAGTCAAGCAGATGATAATGGTAAAGCTGAAGTCAAATAATGATTGACAAAAGCCAGATCTGGTGCTATAATACTACTATAAATTATACAAAGGCAAACTTATGACATATATTCTAGTAGATACTGCTAATACATTCTTTCGTGCAAGACACGTAGTACGAGGTGATCTTGACACAAAAGTTGGTATGGCTTTCCATATTACACTTAGTAGCATTAAGAAAGCATGGTCAGACTTTGATGGTGCACATGTTGTGTTCTGCTTAGAAGGACGTAGTTGGCGTAAAGATTTTTATGAGCCTTACAAAAGAAATAGAAGTGAAGCTCGTGCCGCACAGACACAAGCACAACAAGATGAAGATACTGTATTCTGGGAAATGTTTGACGAGTGGAAAGACTTTGTAAGTACAAAGACTAACTGTTCTGTATTACAACATCCTGAACTAGAAGCTGACGATCTTATTGCAGGTTGGATACAAGCTCATCCTAATGATAATCATGTTATTATTAGTACTGATGGTGACTTTGCACAACTTATTGGACCTAATGTAAAACAATACAATGGTGTTAGCAATACAATTATTACACACGAAGGTTACTTTGACGATAAGAAGAAGAAACCCGTACTTGACAAAAAGACAGGAGAACCTAAGCCTGCACCTAATCCACAATTTATGTTGTTTGAAAAGTGTATGCGAGGTGACACAAGTGATAATGTGTTTAGTGCTTACCCTGGTGTAAGAACAAAAGGCACTAAAAATAAAGTCGGACTAATTGAAGCATTTGATGATAAAGATAATAAAGGCTTTAATTGGAATAACATGATGCTACAACGTTGGACTGATCATGAAGGTGTAGAGCATCGTGTACTAGACGACTATCAACGTAATGTAATACTTTGTGATTTGACTGCACAACCTGGTAACATTAGAAGTATAATTAATGATGTAT